CACGGACACGGGCGGCTGCCCGATCTCGCGGGCGATCTGGTTACGGCCGTAGCCGAGCGCGTGCAGCTCACGCACTCGGTCGTGGAACTCTTCAGGGAGAGGCCAGGGTGCGGGCATCATGCGGTCCTTCGGGCGGGAGCGGGGGAGAAGCTGGCGCGGGCGCGCTGCTGCAGCAGGACGGGCAGCGAGGGGCCGCTGGTGACCCAGCGCGGATGCCACGGGATCACTCCGCACCTGCAGTGCGGATGGCGTGGCGGCGAGGTGATGGGGTTGAGGAACACGGTGCGCTTCGGGTCGAGGGACAGGCCGCCGGGGAACATTCCGCCCGGGCGGACCGTGCGGCCCGCGTAGGCGGCGCAGGCTGGGCAGGCGCCCGGCTCGGCCACCCACAGCATCCGCACCCCGGGCCCGAGGTGACGGGCCACCAGGAGCGCGGCGTGGGCGGCAGCGGAGGTGATGGCGACGGCGACGCCCGCGGTGATGCGGGTGACCGCGCGCCGTGCGCGGGCGAACACCGACTTGAGGCCGGCGAGTCCGTACGCGGTGAGCGCGGCCGTCGTCAGCAGGGCCAGGGCGTGGGAGTGCTCCTCCTGCACCGCGGCCGGAATGCCCCCAGCGGCGCGGTCGGCGGGGGCGCCGGTCTCCGGCGGGATGTCGGTGGGGGGAACACCGCGGAGCATTCCGACGATCCTGGAGGTGTGCTGAACACCCATGGCGGCGGCGGTGTAGGCGGCGCGCTGCGCCTCCGCCATCGCGTACGCGCCCTGGCCGTGGAAGGCGGCGGCGAGGGCTTTGCGGATGTGCTCGATGAGCGCTGCGAGTTCGGCCGGGGCGGGCAGGTGCTGGGTGGCGGTGGTGGCGAGGAGCCACCGGCTGGTGGCGTCCGCCTGGGCGTCCGTGAGGGCCTTGGCCAGGGGGCGGGCTGCTGCGGCGGCGTGGCGGTGTTCGAGCGCGCGGAGTTGGGCGGGCTGGCGCTGTGCGGTGTCGGCGATGTTCTTGGTGGACTCCACCACACCACCCCCTAAAGATCCGTGGATTCAAAGGCTATCTTGCAATCTCGCCTTTGATTGTGCAGCATAGGGCCTAGGTTTGGGTTAGCATCCATGCCAACACGTGTGCGGACAAGGCTCCGCCGCCCCGCGTGCAGGCAGCCCAAGGAGGCCCCGGATGACGACCCCCGCCCAGCCCACGAGCACGCCCGCAGGCCCCGGCAGCCAGCCGGCCACCCCGCCCGCGCCCGACGGCACTCCCGCACCGACTCCGCCAGAGCCGGCCGCCCCCGCAGCACCGCCCGCTCCTCCCGCATCTCCCGCCGAACCCCCGGCCGCGGAGCCGCCGACCGAACCCAAGGCCAAGGCGCCCAAGTTCGAAGGCGACTTCGACCCCGAGAAGTTCCAAAAGCTCGTGGAGAACATCCGCGGCGACGTCGAAGCCGAGAAGGCCAAGCGCATCGCAGCGGAGAAGAAGGCCGAAGAGCAGCAGGCCGACCTGATGAAGAAGGTCGCCGCGGCGTTCGGTCTCGACACCGGCGAGGAGAAGCCGCCCACCCCTGAAGAGCTCACCGCGAAGCTGGCCGAAGAGCAGTCCCGGACCAAGGAGTTCGAGGACGCCGCCCGCCAGACCCAGGTGGAGCTCGCCGTCTACAAGTCGGCCGGGAAGCACGGCGGCGACCCCGACAGCCTTCTGGACTCCCGGGGCTTCGCCCAGGCCATCGCCAAGCTCGACCCGTCCGCTCCTGACTTCGCTGCCAGCGTGGAGCAGGCGGTCAAGCAGGCGGTGGAGGCGAACCCGAAGCTTGCCGCGAAGGCGGCCGAGCCGAAGCCCGCAGTCCCCGCGGGGGGTGCGCCGATGGACGGGGCCCCGGGTCAGAAGCGGCAGCTGGGTGCGGAGGACGTCAAGCGGATGAACCCCGAACAAATCACCAAGGCCGTGGCAGAGGGACGCCTCAACGCGTATCTGGGCGGCGGCCGGTAGGCCACTAGGAGCCTCCGTTGTCGATCAACAACTTCAAGCCGGAGATCTGGTCTGCCCAGCTTCTCGTGGCTCTTCGCAACGCCCTCGTCTACGCGCAGCCGCAGCTCGTCAACCGCAACTATGAGGGTGAGATCAGCTCGCACGGCCAGTCCGTGCACATCACCACCATCGGCGACCCGACGATCTTCGACTACGACTCGGGTGACACCCTCAACTACGAGGACGTCGAGACCGCGGGCACTGACCTGGTCATCGACCAGGCCAAGGCCTTCGCGTTCAAGATCGACGACGTGGACAAGGCGCAGGCCCTCCTCAACCCCATGGCGCAGATGGCGCAGAACGCCGCCTACGGCCTGCGCGACCGGGCCGACGCCTACGTCGCCTCCCTCTACACCGGTGTCGCCTCCGCCAACACCATCGGCTCGACCGGCTCTCCCGTCGTCCTCACCTCCACCCCGACCGACGCCTACGACAAGGTCCTCGTCCCGCTGCGCACCAAGCTCAACCGGGCCAACGTCCCCTCCGAGGGCCGCTACGTCGTCGGCTCCCCGGAGTACATCGGCGACCTGCTGCGCGACTCCCGCTTCATCAAGGTCAACGAGTCCGGCGACGGAGGCCAGGCCCTCCGCAACGGCATGGTCGGCCGCGCCGCAGGCTTCGACATCCTCGAGTCGAACAACACCCCCAACCCCACCGGCAGCGTCCAGGTCATCCAGGCCGGCTACCCCGGGGCCATCACCTACGCCGAGCAGATCCTCGAGACCGAGGCGCTGCGCCTGCAGTCGACGATCGCCGACGCCGTCCGCGGTCTCCACGTCTACGGCGGGAAGCTCCTGCGCCCCACCGGCATCGCCGTCGCCTTCGTCAACCCCTGAGCCCTCCCAGGGCACTGAACACCCTCGTGCGCTGAACCCCTAGGAGGCCTCTCATGGCGCGCACCGCCGTCAGCTACACCCCGTTCGTCCCCAACAGCCACCTCACCGACGTTGCCGGGACGACCATCGACTCCACCCTCGTCACCAACGGTGTCGTCATCAACGGCGCCGACCCCGAGCACACCCTGATCCGGGTCACGAACACGGCGACCGGCGCGAAGAACGTCTTCGTGCGCACCGGCTCCGGCATCCAGGCGTGGATGGCCGGACAGGGCGACCTGACCGTCTCCGTCGGCGCGAACACGGGCAAGGAGTTCCTCGGCCCGTTCACCAGCGCCCACTACCAGCAGGACGGCTCGACCCTGTACGTGGACTTCGAGTCCGGGTTCACGGGCACGATCACCGTCTTCAAGATGCCGAAGGCGTGGAACTGACCCATGGCCTCCCGCGAATACCAGGGCAGTGGAGGGCTCCGGCTCACGCTGGATGACCCGCTGTCCCCGGAGATGGCGAAGCAGGTTGCCACCGGCAAGCTGAGCCCGGTCGACGGCAAGACGGTTGACGTCGAGGCCGGCAACAAGTCCCTCGTGGTGGTGCACGGCTCGGAGGCGGACACCATCAACCGGGTCGGTGACCACCGTGCCGCACCCGGCGAGAAGCCGGGCGACGACGCGCACCCGGGGGAGTGGGCCACCTACGCGGTCGCTCTCGGTCTCAACGCCAGCCAGGCGTCCACCCTCACCCGCACCCAGCTCCAGGAGTGGGTGGAGGCGCATGAGAAGGCGCTCGGGGAGGGGCAGGAGGCTCCGGTCCCCAACGAGGACGCCGAATCCCCTGCCACGCCCGCCGAAGAGCTGCCCGAGCGGCCCGCGAAGAACGCCACCGTGGCCGACTGGCGCGCCCACGCGATCGCCCTCGGCATGGACCCGGACCAGGCCAAGGACGCCACCAAGGCCGAATGCCAGGACTACACGCAGGTCGTCGAGGACGCCCGCACCAGCGCCCAGCCGACCGGCGACACCGAGCAGGCGGGCGAGTAGGCCATGGCGTACGCGACGATCAGCGACCTCGAGGCGTGGCTCGCCCCCGAGCCCGCCCCGGCGAACGCGCTGCGCCTGCTCGAGCAGGCCTCCGACGCGATCGACGCCGCCCTGATCGGCGCCATGTACGAACCCACCGACCTCACCGTCCAGGACGTGCTGCGCAAGGCGTGCGTGCGGCAGGTCCACTGGATGATCGAGCGGGGAGATGAGACCGGCGCCCAGGACGACGTGCAGTCCATGACCACCGGGCAACGCTCGATCACCCGCCGCGCTCCCGCCGGCGGAACCTCGCCAGCGCAGAAGATCGGCCCCCAGGCCGCGCTCGTGCTGCGGAACTCCGGCCTGCTGACCATGTGGCCGCTGGTGATCGGATGATCGGGAACATCGGCCGGCAGACCGTCACCCTGCTCGACGCGCCCCTGGTGGCGGGCGACTACAACACCACCGTCCGCGACTGGGAACACGCCACATCGACACCGATCCCCGGCTGCACGGTCGACTACATGTTCGCCACCCGCACCAAGCAGGCCGGCGACCAGACCATCACCCGCGCCCAGCTCTACCTGCCCCGCACCGCCCCGACTGTGCTTCCCCAGCACCGCATCCAGTGGGACGGCCGCACCTGGGACATCGACGGCGTGCCAGCCCATGTGGAGCAGTCGGGGCCGCTGGACGGGCAGGCCATCACGCTGCTGGAGGTGAAGGGCGCATGAGCAGCGAAGTCAGCATCGACGTCTTCGTCGACGAGGACGCCCTCCACGACCTGCCGCACACCGATGTCGTGCAGCACGATCTCGCGCAGCGCATGGACCGGGTGGTGGAGGTCGCCCAGTCCATCGCCCCCGTCGACACCGGCCGCTACAAGGCGTCCATCCACCGCGTGCCCGAACCCGGCGCGGACGGCGAGGTGTTCGTCGAGGCGAACGTACCCTACGCGATCTACGTGGAGCACGGCACCCGGCAGACCGACCGCAACGGCCGCTCCATCCACCCACCGCACTACACCCTGTCGACCGCACTCGACGCCGCAGGCGGAGACCACTGATGCGATCACTGACGAAGGAGTACCGCCATGGCTGAGAACCCGGCAGACCAGGTCACCGTGGAGCTGACGTTCTGGCACAAGGGCAAGGTGCCCGGCGACCGTGTGCAGGTCCGCCGCGACGAACTGCCGATGTGGCGCGGCTTCGGCGTCCCCGTGGAGGACACACAGGACAAGCCCGCCGACATGGCAGACCAGACGCCGGAGCCGGCGGCGGAGCCGGTGAAGGCCGACGAGCCGGCCGCCGCCCCCGCAACGCCTGCCAAGGCGTCCTCGAACAGGGCCAAGTAGGCGATACGCCGTGTCCACGCCGGTCCAGCTCCCCGACGGAAAGCAGGTCGCCATCGACCTGCTCGCCGCCGCGCTCGGCAGCGCCGCCCTCGTCGTGGCGGAACTACCGGAAGGCGAGGAGTTCAACCAGACCCTCGCAGCGCATGGCGGCATCGTTCGGGTCCTGCGCATCGGCGGCACCGCAGATCTGCGGGGCTGGTCCGATCCATCTGCCAGGGACCAGCCCCGCTTCTCCATCGACTGCTACGCGCCCATGAAGCCCGCCCTCGGCGCCGCGATGCGGCTGGCCTTGCGGGTGCGCAGCGAGTGGGAGCTGCTGCCCGGCCAAGCAACCGCCGACGGACGCGTCACCGGCACCAGCGAGGAGACCGGCCCGCAAGACCGCCCGGAGGAACCCAACACGGGTGTCCGACGGGTCGGCATGACCCTGGGGATGAGCGTGCGCCCACCCCGAACCCCAAGCTAGGAGGCCCGTCGTGGGCAACGCAGACAACATCAAGATTGGCGTCAAGGGCCGCGCCTACGTCGCCCCCATCGGAACCACCTTCCCCACCAGCCCGACCGTTGCGTGGGGAACCGGCTGGGTCGACCTCGGCTACATGCACACCGACGGCCTCGAGGAGGCCCTCAACGAGGACCGCACCGAGATCCAGGCCTGGGGTGAGGAGGCGGCGGTCAAGACCCGGGTGAAGAACCGCGACTCCACCTTCAAGATCACATTTTTGGAGACGACCGCGGAACTCCTCCAGCTGTACTACGCCGTGCAGGCCGCCGACATGACCAGCACTCCCGCCGTCACCGGCCCGCCCGCCGTCCCCCAGTTCCTCAGCTTCGGCACCGGCCAGGCCAGCCCCAGCATCGAGACGGCGCTGGGCATCGACATCATCGAGGACGACGAGATCGAACGCATCATGATCGCCCGCGCGGACGTCTCCGACCGCGCCAACCGCAAGCGCAGCGCGTCCGACGCCAGCTCCTTCGAGCTGACGTTCAAGCCGCTCGCCGCCCCGTCCGGCGGCCAGGCCGTCCAGCGGTTCCTCACCAACGTCACCCTCACCTGACCCCTGATCTGGTGGCCTG